GGAGCCCGGGTCGGCGGTAAGGCCGTTGCGGGTGACCGCGATCTCCTCTGCGCTCAGCGCCTGAAACGTGAACGGCAACGGAGTGAAGCCGTTGGCTGTGAGCGGTCCTGTCTCGGCAGAGGTAACAGTCGTGGTCATCGTTTACTCCTGTACCGGCGGGGGCTTACCATAGACCAGCCCATGATACCAATCGTAAGGGGTGTCTGCCTCGACCCGTCCGTCGTAGACATCCTTAACAAAACCTGCGCTCTTGCCAAGCTGATTTCCCGGCAGGCCGAACAGGAAGCCCATCGCCGCCACTTGGTTCTTGACGTCGCGGCCCTCCAGCTCCTCGCCTTCGACCATTTTCTTGGTCGACTTGGCTCCGCGCCCGACGGTCGAGGTCAGCGCCGACAGCGGGGTGGTGCCGTACTCGGCGTACTCGCCGCGCATCTTGCGCTCGGCGGCGTTGGCTACGTCCCGGGCTACCGGGATCCCGTAGAACAGCCCGAACAGGATGTTGCGGCTGGCCCACTCGCCGATGTCGAGCGCGTCGAGACCATCCTCGTCATCGTCTTCAGGCCAGTCCCCCTCGCGCATGGCGTCGGCGATCGTGGTCATGACAAGAAACCAGAAGGTCGGGGCCAGCGCCTTCGACCAGTTGCCCGCCTTGAGGTGCTGGGCTGCCTCCCACTGCTGGTTGAAGAAGACGCTTGACGGCGTGTAGAACATCGAGATGAACTTCTGACCGGCGTTGCCGCGCTGGATCGCCGAGAGATCCTTGCGCCGCCCACTGCTCTGCGACAGGCGCACCATCTTGTCGGCGTAGTGGACCGCCTCGGCCTCGCTGTGCCCCTGCTCCAGCGCCTTGTGATAGCCGCCGAGCCACGTCGGGATGGCGACCATGTTCACGTCGATGAAGCCGATGTGCCAGAAGGCCGCAGCCTGCATCCGGCGGAAAATTGTGTCGTCATCGCGCAGCTTGCGGAAGACCTCCGTCGCCTCCTGATTGACCTCGTGGACACGGCGCTGCATCTCCTCCGAGCGCGAGAAGACGAACTCATGCACGCCCGGGCCTTTGACTTTCGCCAACCGGAGCATCTCATAGATGCCGCGAGCGACCCACTTGCCGCCGTCCTTGACGCTGCCTTCGCCGAGCGCGCCCGCCGAGTAGCCGAGGCCAAGGGTCTGGGCGACACCGGTGGTGTAGCTGACGCCGAGCACCGCGATGCTCATGTTTACACGCACTTGGTTGAGGAACTTCTCCCACGACTTAGCGCCCTGCACGTCCTGCATGTTCGACGGGATCTGGTCGCGGATCCACGGCTTGATTGCCGCGACATATTCATTGCCCAGCCGCAGCCGGATCGCACCGGTGATACGCGGGTTGTCGACGATCTTGAGCGTGTCGCGCACCCATGGCGCATAGGCCACCCGGGCGATGACCTTGGTGGTGTGGCTGAACAGCACCTTCTCGGTGCTCCACTCCATCGGGGCCATCGCGCCGGTGCGGGTGATGGTGTGGCCCTTGGGAGTAGCAATGCCGAAGCCTACGCCTTGCAGGCTGGTTTCAGCCTCCTCTCCCTGTTTCTTGCCCATCTCCGAACGGGTGCTATCCCAGACCACAGGCCAGTAGCCACCACTGTAAGGACCGTAGCGCGTCTCGAATGGCATCGGCACGACTTCTTCAGGCACGATCCCTGACAGTTCGCGCTCGACTTTCGCGATGTGCGGCCAGAGCTTCCCGATGCCGTTCCAGATGTCTTGGACAAGATCCATGTCCTCCTTGCTCGCATAGCTGACGAGGATGTCGCGCACTCGTGCGAGATCGGTTGCGCTCTCGGGATCGCCCCAGCGCTCGCCACCGACGAGCTTGGATAGGTTGCTGAGATTGCCGGTGTTGAGGATCAGGCCGACCAGCTTCATGCGCGGGATGGTCAGCGGCTGGCCGAGCTTCTCGGTGTCAGCCTCGTGGATCGAGACGTTGAGGGTCAGCTCGTTGATGGTCACGAAGTCGCGCATCCGCGCTGCCTGCTTGCGGCTCATCGACTTGTAGCGCTGGACGATCGGATCCATCACCTCTTCGAGCAGCCGGGAGAAGGTGTTGGCGGCCTCGGTCGCTGGCTGCACCACCGTCTGGTTGAGCGGGCCGGTGCCGTCCTTGGTCCCGTCGAGGATGTCCATCAGCCCCTCGATCTTGAGCAGGCCGGTGACGCCTTCGCGCACCCGGGCAGCCGGGCGGAACAGGTCGGCCACCGCAGCGACATGCTCGCGGAAGGTCTTGGCTTCGCTGAGACGCTGGCGGAATGGGCGGTTCTCCTGCCCTGTAGAGGCCTCTGGGAGCTTGCGCGGCGGCAGCTGGAGGATCCGGCTCTCGCTATCGTCGAGCGTCTCCTGCAGGTCGCGCTGGGCCGCTGCCGTGAGCAGGCGCTGCTTGAGCTTGCCCTGAGCCACAAGGCTCTGCACCATGTCGTTCAGCTCCAAGAGCTTGGCGACCTTGGCGTCCTTCCAGTTGGTGCGGTCGTCGCGGAAGCGGTTGGGCACATGGACCTCGTGACCCTGCGCCCGCTGGCCTTCGGCCCATGTCTCGAAGCTGGCCTGCTGGGCGCGCTGGCGATCGGACACGGTGCGGAAGTTGTAGCCCTCCAGCAGCTCATGGATCCGGTCCATGTAGTCCTGATCGATCGAGGCCATCGCCTTGGTGCGCGAGTAGCGGTTCATCCGCCGGACGATCGCGTTGACCTCGTCGGCGACGACCTTACCCTCGGCGAGCAGCGCGTGATTGATCATCTGCGCCTGCTTCTGCTTGATCGCCTCATCGCTCTTGCCGCCGAGGATCGCCTCCTCGAAGGCGTTGCGCGCCTTGTTGAAGCCACGGATGTAGCGCTGCAGGGCCTGTTTGCTGACCGCGTCGGCGACCGTACCCTCGTTGACCTTGCGCCGGGCCCACTCGCGCAGCAGCTGGTAGGGCGTCACCACTCCCGGCTTGCCCTTGATCTTCTTCAGCTGGCGCAGCTCGGTGGCCAGCACCTCGCCCTGCCGGTTGGCGTTGAGCGCGGCGATGGCCTCTTCCTCGATCTCCTCGGCGCTCATGGCCACGTCACCGTGGCGCAGCGCCATCTCCGCGTCGGTCGCCTGTTCGATCAGGTGGTCGCGCAGCGGTCGCGGATTGCCAGCGGCCTTGAGCGCGTCGGCCTGCACCTTGAGGTCGAGCAGGTCGTTGACCAGCGCATCGCCGGTGTAGTTGGGATTGATCATCGCGGCGATGTCGTCGCCCACCATGCCGTCGCCGCGATGCAATGGCTGCAGGCCGACGGGCAGTTGCTTGAGGACATCCTCGCCGTAGTTGTCGATCAGCCAGCCGGTGTTGATCTTGACCGGCGTGGCCTCGCGGGATGCATCACCGAGCCAGCGCCCGGTGCGCAGGAGATGGAGCGCGATGAAGCGGGGCTCGGCGTTGACCTGCTGAGCGATCTCGGCCTTGACGTTCGAGCGCTGCTCCCGGCCCTTGGCGGTCTCGCGCCGACGGATGGCGGCCATCATCCGGTTGAGCAGCGTGTCGTAGGCGTCGTCGCGAGCACCCTGCACGCTGTCGAGGTAGGCGGCGTACTCGCTGTCGGTCATGCCCAGCTCGTCTTGGCTGAGCGGCGCAGTGGCGTTGGCGTCGATCGCCTCGGAGGTGGCGATCATCCGGTCCATGATCTCGCGGATCTCGGGGTTGATTGGGGCCGGGCCGTAGGCGAGCAGATCCTTGACCGACTTGTAGACGCCGGTCAGCCAAGTCTTGAATTGTTTAAACGCACTGCGCAGCTCAGCGCTCGGAGCCTGTCCCTCGCGAAAGTAGCGCTCGCCGGTGCGTGCGAACAGCTCGTGAGCAGCCGCGTTCGGCATGCCGCCTTCGAGCGCGCCGCCGTGGACCTCGAACCACTTGGTCAGCTTGGCGATGTCGGCCTTCAGCTCTTCACTCGCCGCCGGATCCTGCGCCAGCGTGAACTCCTGCTGCAGGAAGACGTGGCTCATCTCGTGCAGCATGGTCGAGAAGTCGGCCTTGCCGAACAGCTGTACCACCGTGCGTCCGTCAGGGTAGAAGGTGGCCTCGCCGCGTGGCGTCTTGGTCGGGCCGGTAGGTCCGGTCTGGCTGGCAGCGGCCAAGCGCATCGGCTCGACCGACGGCACGATGACTTCATTGTCAAAGATGTCGGTGGTTTCAGTGGGGAAGGCCCCTCGGCGATCGGCAGAAGAGAAGGTCCGGCGGAACTGGGTGTTGCGCGCCTCGACCTCACCCAGCACCCTGAAGTAGGTCTGGTACTTGGCAGCCTTCTCCAGTTGCTCAGGTGTGCGCACATCGGGGAAAGCCCAGCCCGTCACCTCGCCGCGATTGACGGCCTCGTAGAAAGCCAGCTGGGCTTCGTATTCAGGCATAATGCCCAGCTCGGCGAAGTGTTCGAGATCCGGCGATGCGCCGTTGGCGAAACCCTCGATCGCTTGGATCGAGTGTTGAACCTCATGGAGCACGGTCGACAGCTTGGTCTCATCATCCTCGATATTGGAGTTGAGGATGATGTTGAAGCCGTCGAACATGCCATGGTCGCGCTCGCCCAGCGGGATGTGGAAGACGCCGACGTTGCGCAGCATTGGGTAATGCTCGAACAGTGTCTGGTGCTTGAGCACAGTGTCGAGCCGCTCGCCGATGTAGATCAGCGAGCCATCTTTGCTGCTCGCGCCCATGGTGGGCTGGCTGTAGTCGTAGTCAATCCCCGGCGTGACGTCGTTCATGCTGACCGGCTCTGGGCTCGGCAGGTCGACCAGCCGCGCTTCGCTGTCATCGATCTCGAAGCGCCACTTGCCGTCTGGTCCGCGCATCCAGCCGGTCAGTGACCAGATGTCCTCGGGACTACGGCCTTCACCTTCCATGCGCCCGGCGCGGTGGAGCATCGAGATCTTGCCGGAGGCGTTGAGCGCGCCGACTTCACCGCCGAACTGCTGCAGCACCATCGGGTCGTGCTCGCCGTTGCCTTCGGACGTCATCACGTCTTCGAACGGGAAGCCGAACTGGTCTTCGGGGATGCGCTGAACTTCGACCCCGCGCCGCTTGGCGCGAACGGTCTCTAGGCGGTAGGCTGCTTGGGCGAGGAACCGCTTGTAATCATCTGCTGAAAAGCCGCTCGCTTCTGGAGCTTCGCCGATGCTCTGCGATCCATCGACGCCAACAGTCCGTCGATTGCTCCCGAGAGATCCGGTGCTGTAGCCTGCTTCTTCGAGGATCGTGCGGTAGATGCCATCCGCGAACAGTACAGCGAAATCGGGAGTGTTGGCAATATCATTGTGGGTGACATGTCCCGCTTCGAGAAGCTGCTGCATGTCGCGGCGCTCGCCAGCGACGTCACGCGCTTCGTAGAGGGTCTTGGCAAACGACCAGACAGTCTCCTGCACCTCGGCTGGGGTCCACAGCTCACCGGTCTTCTGGGTCAGGATGTCGGCGGCCTTGCGGACCACGGCGTTCATCGCCTTGTAGCCCGGCCCCTTCTTGCCTCCGATCGAGCGGAAGACTTCTGGTGTGATCGCCGAGTAGTTGGCCATCCATGTATCGTTGGTGACCTCATCGACCACGCCGACGAGATTGTTCATGAAGCTGTCGACTTTTGGGCCGGACAGCGTGATCTGCGCCGGGTTCTCTGCAGTCAAGGCGGTAACGGCATTGTTGATCCAGCTGTTGAGGATCGAGCCGACACCTTTGCCGCCCTGCACCGAGTTGCCCATCACCTCGACGATGGCCTTGCGACTGGTCGGGCGGCCTGCCTCGTTCCAGTTGGTCCATGTCTTGAGCGCGTTGTAGAGGTTGCTCTCGACGCTAGTTTGGGGGGAGAGGGCGGCGAGCAGCGCGGCGAAGCGCGGCGCGTCAGCCGGGCCGAATACGTCGAGGATCGCCTGCGCGCTGTTCTCGTACCAGCCACGCTTGGCGCGACCAGCCAGTGCCGCTGCCGCCATCTCCTCGGCGTCGGGCAAGCTCTCGGCAATCGCCATGATTTTCTTCTTGCTGGCGTCCTTGAGGTTGTGCTTTTCCTCGTTGGTCAGGAAGGGTGCCAGCCCCTCATAGCCTCCGACCGTAGCCGACTGCTGCAAGCTGAACGGAGCCTCAACTGGGACGCGCTGATCAAAGTCGATGTCGATCGAGAACTTGGTGCCGTCCGGCAACTCAGTGAAATAGTTGTCAGCATCCTTTTCCAGAACGCTGACGCCAGTCGCCGGGTTGATGGTATTGTCGCGGTAGATGAGCCCGCGCCGGGTGAGGACGCTGTCCTGTCCGAAGCGCTCACCAAGTGCCCGAGCCTGTGCCTCAGAGATCCCTTCGATGGCGAGGCTGTTTTCCTCATTGTCATATTTGCCCCTGACCTGCGTGTACTTCAGGCCCATCGCGTCGAGCGCCTGCTTCAGCTCGCCGAGCCGGGCGGCATTTTCCTCGGGTGACAGCTGCTGGGCGTTGGGGTTCTCGGCGGTCATCAGCGCCCAATCGTCGCGATCGAGCAGCTTGGTCAGATCCTTGAACGGGGCCTGCGCAGCCTTCTTCGCTTTGCCCTTCGGCACCTTGGTATCGGCACCGACGATTTTGAGCTGCATCCACTTCCACGCCTCGGCGGCGCTCGCGAACTTGCCGTAGCGGGCGGATGCTAGGTTCTCGGCCCGGCTGGCGAGCAGCACCGCAGTGGTCTGGGCTTCCTTGTCACTGCGTCCGGCGGCCAGCACTTGGCTCTTGATCTCGTTGTAGACCTCGGCCTTCGAGACCAACTCTGGCACAGCCGCCCGGCCTTCCTCGATCGTCTGGTTGCCGATCGCCTCCAGCTCCTCGACGATGGTCTTCATCTGTTCCTTGGCCTCGCGACCCGAGATCCCACCGGCGAGTACCCGGGCGTCGTCCTTGAGTGTCTGCCAGACCTTGGTGCCCGCGAAGCTGGCTGCGGCATCACCGATCGGGATGACCACCTCGCCATTGTTTACACGCGCTTCCTCTATCTGGTCCTGATAGAGGGTCAGCGCGGCGCGGTCTTCCTCGTCGAGCGTCTCGTCGGCCAGCACTGCGTCGATCGCCTCGACCGGGATGTAGACGTTTCTGACCTGCGAGCCTTTGGCCCCCTCATTGACGAACCGGGCGAAATCCTCCGGCGCGGTCGTCCGCATCTCGACCTTCTCGGACTTGGTCATGATGTCTTCGAGGATCGACTGGCCAATCAGCGCGTCGGTCGTGTCGACCGCAGCATCCGACGCCTTGGTCAGGCGCTGCATCGCCTTGTTGGTGCCGCCGATCGCGCCGACCATGAGGGTCGAGGCGACCAGCGTTTCCCATGCGTCCTGTCCACGCTGGGGATCGAGCAGCCACTCCTTGAAGGTCTGGGGCTCGCCCTCCGGTGCGATCATCGCCTCGGTCAGTGACTGGCCAGCCGTGGCGATCTGTTCACCGAGGGTCTCGCCGAGAACCACATGGGTTAGGAAGTCCTTGACCGTGCCCTTGCCCAGCTTGCTGGTCAGATAGCCGACCGGCAAACGCTCGGTAGCATATTCCAGCCCGCCTTCGAGCCCTGCCCCGAGCATGCTGCGGCCAATGCCTGCGTCGCGTCCTTGGTACTTCTGATAGGCGTTACCGTAGGTGATGCCTGCCAGCAGCGGCAGCACCGCGCTCGCCCCGGCAGGAGCAGTCGCGCCGAGCTGGGTCAGGCTGACGGCTGCCGAGAAGGCTCCGCGCTTGACGCCGGGCGTGACCCACCCGGAGACTTCGTTCATCAGCCCTTCGTTGCTCTTGCGCTGGGCCTCTTCCAGCTGGCGATAGAATGGGTCCAACTCGTCGTTCAGGCCGACGATGTCGGTGACGTTCTCGCCGACACCGGCGAGCCCGCCGATGATCTGGTTGACCGCTGTACCGACCACTGCGCCGGTCGTGGTCAGGACGCGCTTGCCGTAACTCGGCAAGGGGGGCGCTGCGGGTGGTGCTGGGCCTCGACCCGGCAGCTCGACGCGGGCAGCCGCTCCCAGCCGGTAGTCGGCCTTGGGCGAGGTAATGCCGAAGATGTTGCTGATGTCGCCGATGCGCGGCAGGTCATCCTTGCCGAGCGTGCCTGCCAAGGTGGTGTCCTCGGCCAGCATCGGCACCATCCACGGATGCGCGTCGAAGACAGTCTCGGCCTGCTCCTTGCGATCCTGCATCTCGTAGGGCTCGGGCTGGGCCTCGATCACCGGGCTCGGCACGCCGTACTTGGCTGACAACTTGCGGGCACGCGCCACCAGCGCCGGGTTGCGCTTCTGGCTGATGATGCTGGTGGTGGCTAGGTTGCTAGTGTCGGCACCGACATCCTCGGCAATCTGATCCCAGATGTCGGCCACTTATTGTCCACCCTGCGTTTTGCGATACTGCTGTACAGCAGCTTCCACCTCGGCTGGCAATGGGGTTCGGCCCCAGCGGATCTGCAGCTGGGCCCGGGCATAGTCGTAGATGTCAACCTCGGAGCGCTTGGCCCCGGCAGCGGCAGCTTCGGCACGGGTGCCGGTCAGGGTCTTGCCGTTGATCGTGTAGGTCGCCTTGGCCGTGGCCTGCATCACCAGCGCCTCGCGCTCGGCGTCGGTCAGTGGCTTGCCCTTGCGATCAGGCTCGTTGAGCATGCGGTCTTCGAGGGTGGCTACCGTCTGGTAGATCAGCCCCATCTTCTTGTCGTCTTTCTGCACCTCCTTCGAGGTGTAGCGTCCGACCATGGTGCGGATGGCGTCGTGGTTCGCGCCCTTGCCAGCGGCGCTGTCGATGCTTTCCTGCTGGCGCTTCATCCACTCGGTGACCTTGGCAGTGCCCATCTTGGCCCACGCCGGGCTGTTGTAGAAGTCGATGCTCTGGAACTTCTTCGGGTCGTTCCAGCTGAGCGCCATGAGATCCTGTTCGAGCACCGCGAGCTTTTCCTCGAAGGCCTTCTTGGCGGCAGCATCGTGCTCGGCCTGCACGGCTTCCTTGTTGGTGTTCGCCATGTTGCGCACGCTGTTGTACAGCTCGGGGTGCGAGGTGATCTGCTGACGGATGCGCAGCGGCAGCTGGTTGACGTTGGTGAAGCCCCCGACCGGGAGCTTGTTGATCTCGGTCTGGACGTCGTCGCTCAGTGCTTCCTCGGCCTCGGCCTTGACCTGCTTGCCATAGCTGTGCAGTCGGGTGGCCTCGGCGATCAGCGCCTGCTTCTCGACGAACGTCCGGTCGGAATTGCGAATGGCGTTGATTGTCCCGTCGAGATCGATCTCCTGCCCGACCGGCACCGGCTTACCAGCTGCCGGACCGGGGGTGCCTGCTACGGACACGCCGGTGCGGCCAAGGATCAGCGGCGCGTATTCACGCGCCTCCTTGTTCGGGATCGAGTTGAGGAAGGCCGCGTCGGAGATCGCCCCGGTGCGCGGATCGCCTACCTTCTTGATATGGTCTTCGAGGTTGCCCGGCCCCCAGTTGTAGGCGGTCAGGCCGAGCACGACGTTGCCGCCGAAGTGCTTGATCAGCGCATTGCGATAGTCGTTGCCGAACCGGATGTACTCCTCGCGGCTGTTGTTGCGCAGCGGGGTGACGCCATAACCCGGGTCCGGCCCGGTCTTGGGCATGACCTGCGAGATGCCCTGCGCACCCGCCGAGCTGGTGGTCAGCTTTCCGGTGGCTGGGTCGACATGCTGGCCTCCACTCTCCTGAGCCCACTGCGCAGCGCTCAAGGCGTCTTCGGGAGGCAGGGGCGTCGTGCTCGCAGGAATTGTCTCAGGGCCTTCAGGAGCAGCTGCGGGAGCCGAGCCGCCCGGAACCACCAAGAACTCCTTGATGTCGCTCCCAGCGCGCTCTGCAGCGGCGCTAGGGGCCAGAGTGGACAAGAGCTTGCCTGCGTCCTGTGGGTCCATCTCACCAGCGTGGGCCATGACGAACGCCTGCGCCTCGCCGGGCGAGGACAGCTCCAGCTTCTGGGCGATGGCCTCGACTGCCTTGCCGACGCCCGCCTGCCGGGCGCTCTTGATCATGCCTTCGTCGGTCATGCCCTTGCGCTGGGCGCGCTTGACCGCGAGGTTACCGGCAGTCGCGATGTTCTGCTCGATGATCAGCGGATCCTCGGAGCTGGATGCATTGTCGATCGCGAGATCGAACGCCGCCTCGTCGGTGGCATCTTCGTACTTCACCCGCTCCTTGTTGGCATGTTGGTAGATCCTCGGCATGTCATCCGCATCCCGGCGGCGGGTGAGGTCGTCGTACAGCTCGCGAGCGTAAGGTTTGTTGGCCAGCAGCTGGGCCGCGTCCTCGTCGATCTTGCGGAGATCCTGCTCCAGCTTCGGCTGGTCCAGCAGGGCGTTGCGGCCCTCCTGATTGAAGTAGCCCTCCGGCCCTTCGTAGAAGCGCTTGAGCCGGTTGGCCAAGCGAATGTTATCGGCCTCCTGCGCTGCGGTCTGGGCATCGCGCTTCTGGATGTCCTCGACCACCCGCCCAGTGCGCTGAACCTGATCACCGAGGCCTTCAGCTGCGCGACCGATCATCTCGCCCGCCGAGCCGAAGTCGGCGGCGCGCAGGCGGGCACCGGAATAGCCCTGCCGCTGGACGTCGTTTACATAGGCTTCACGAGGTGTCGGCATCAGGCCGCTTTCTTCTTGGGCGCGCTGCCGCCCGCTACCTGACTGGCGGCCCCGAGCAGGGTGCTGGCTGCGCTGAAGTAGCTGGAGGTGCGAGCAGCCTTGCCGCGAGCCCGAGCGGCTTTGCCCTCCGATCGGTAGTTGGCCGCGTTGATGTCGTAGCCCTGAATTTCCTTGTTGGTGTTCTCGGCGATCGTCGCGCTGTCCTCGTAGCCGATGAGCGCGATGTCGCTTTCAAGATCCGCCGCCGAGCCGAAGCCGACGTCGAGCCCCAGACCGGCGTTCTTGACCCGCGCTTCGCCCATGGCCTGCGCCAGCTTGCGGTAGTGCGAGCGCTGCTCGGTCTCGCTGCGGGAGATGGCGTCCCGGCGGTTGCGCTCTTCCAGATCGGCATTGCGCTCGGCGATCTTCTGCTCATACTTGCCTTGAGCGTTGGCCGCCATGCCGCTGTAGACGGCACCTCCCGCGCCGATCACCGCACCGGCGACTACGATTGCTGTGACAGGGTCGCAGATGGTCCTAACTCCCTACATGCCGAACGAATGGGCGCATTGGATGGCCTCTGATAACATCGACAGAGCCAACAGCATAGCCCAGCCGAGACAGCCAGCGGATGGCCGTCGGGTTGTCGGCATGGACCCAGTTCTCAAGGATCGGATAGTGGCGGTGGAGCGCGTCGGTGTAAAGCCGTCCGAGCCGCACCAAGGTCACTGCATGCCGCTGCGCGACGTCGGTCATCAGCAGCCACGCCCGCCCTCGACCCTCGATGAAACTGATCGGGGTGGCTCCCATCATAGCCTCTGGCCGCCCCTCGATCATCACGGTCCACGCGATGGTCGAGCCGAGCAGGCCGGTGCGCAGCGCCTCTTTGGGACTGTGCCCGGCAATATGACACTCCAGCACGTCGATGTTGCGCATGCGCTTGGCGATCGAGTTGACGTGCCGGGGGAGGGCTGGGACGACCTCGATCACTTGTTCGACACCTTCGGCTCGATGAAGATGCCGGTGATGTGCGCCGGTAGCGGCTGGTTCTGCTGGATGGTGATGGTCTGCCCGGCGTCCCAGCTGCCCGGGGGTGTGACCTCATAGTCTCGCTGAGCCACGTCCGGCAGGCCGTCTTCGCCTCCAGTGCGCTCGACCACGGCCTCCAGCTCTGCGCCGGTAATGCCGACCTCGATGCCGCGTGTGTCGACTGCCCGCACGGTGACCTTGGAGATGTTCTGCCGGTTGATCTGGGCGCTGCCTTCGCGGGTCTGGAGCACCAGCGGCAGGGTCTCGATCTCGCCGTAGAAGCGCAGGCCGACAGTAATGAGGGATGCCTCGTACTCTTCCGGCAGGGTGATCTGTCCTCCGGCGACCACCAAGTCGTGAGCGACATAGCCGTCGTAGTAAGCCGAGACGGTAGCCCCTTCGAGATGCCACAGGCCGTCGACCACATTGCGCGGTGGGTCGTAGACCTGCGTCACCGAGCAGTCGAGGTGCGCGGCAGTGGCAATGTCGTCGATATGCGGCAAGGCCAGCCGCTCGTGGAAGGTGCGAACGTCGGTGCTGTTGCCGATCCGGCGACCGATCAGTGCATAGAGCCGGTCGTAGCCGCCCTCGGTGATGGTGCAGACGTCCATCACGAAGCCGTCGGTCTCCAGCATGGTCCAGCCCCAGACCTGCTGCTCGGCTTCCCATGTGAAGCACAGTAGCACGCCGTCGTCCCTGACCGCGAAGATCGCCGAGTAGGGCTCCTCGACATAGGCCCAGTTGGTGATGTGGAAGCCCTTGAGGAAGTGCGGGCTGAAGATGGTGACATTGTTGCTCTGGTAGCCATCGATCTCGAACTGGAAACCGAGCGTCCTGACCGAGTTGCCCTTGGCTGGCATGTAGAAGATGATGTCGTCGAGCACGATCGGGTTTAAACGTGATCCACCCCGGCTGTTCTGGCGCTTCGGCACGATCGACGACGGGGTCATCGGTGTGTTCTCGCCGCCCCCGTTGACCGAGAAGACACCGTTGGTGGTGAGGACGATCAGGTCTTCCATCGATACCAGCTGGTTGACCGAGTTGACCTTCTCCGCGACCAGCGCGAACGACAGTGCGTCATCCGGCTTGCTCGGTCGCGAAGTGTCCATGTTCTGGAAGTCGGACGGTTGCGAGCCCCACACCGCGTTGGGCAAGGTGCGCGTGCCGCCAAGCATCAGCCGCTGGTCATGGAAGGTGGCCGAGGAGGGGTACATCCCGGCGCTGACGAACGGGTTGCTGGCGATCGGCGGCGTGTCGCTGAGCACTGGCTGGATCTGCGGGTTGCCGTCGACGAAGCTGAGCCCGTCGGTGCCGCCGATATAGCCATAGCCTCCGGCCATCTCCTTGTAGACGATGTACCGGTCGACCCCGGCTGGCATGGCTGGCAGGGTGAGTGCATTGGTGTTGCCGCTGAGCGTCAGGTCGTTGGTCAGCTCGACATAGTTTGACGGGCGGCTTTCCTGCTCGGTGGTGCCGCCGACCGCCGTGATCTTGTAGCGGTAGGTGGTGGCGATGTAGCCCGTCATGTTCGGCGTGTTGGCGACCCCGCCCGGCGTGGTGGGCACGGCCACGGTCGGCTCGAACGTCACTGGCAGGAACGACCAGTTCGTGTGACTGGCCCGGGTTGCACGGTAGACTGGATAATCCAGATGCACCGTGTAAACGACGTCAGCCGACTGGGCATAGTCCAGATCGGCCACCACTGTGTGGGGATAGGGCGAGTACGCCTTATAGAGCCTAGCAACACCCATTATGGAATATCCGCTCCCCAAGTCCTGCCGCGATAGCCGCTGTAGTCCTCATTTGTCTCGCCAGTGGCACTGCCCGAGCCGCCGCCGGTGGTGGTCGACGGCGGGTCTGGCTGGGCGGGCGGTGCTGGCGGATCCGGCGGCGGCGGATCGGGCGGCGTCGGTGCTCCGACGCGAACGTCGCCAGTCGAAGAGACGAAGGTCGAAAAGCTGGTCGTGTTGACATCGATCGTGAAGTTGTCGGCGTCGAGCACCGACACCACGGTCACATAGCGATCGTTCAGTTCGACCATGCCGGTGATGCCCTGCAGGTAGAGCCGGTCGCCTACCTCGTAATCATGATAGGCCGCCGTGATCTGGGCATTGGCATCTTTGGAGATCGCGGTGATCTGCAGATCCTGCTCGATCACGAAGCCCCCGCCGGTGAGCAGGCGCATGTTGCCGTCTTCGAGCGCCATGATGTAGGCCTGCTCGATGTTGTACTGGAACGGCAGGTAGCGGACCTGCTTGGTCGCGTCGTCGACCTCGCCCACGAACCGGAAGCCGGGGCGGAACGACAATCCTCCGTAGCGCTGAATGATGAAGTTGCGGACCTTCTTGGCCGCAGCCCCGTACTGGCTGGTGTCAATCCGCGCCTGCAGCTCGGGCGAGATCTCGCCCTTGGTGAAGTTGGTAAAAGGCAGTGCCGTCATGGAAGACGCCCGGGGAAATAGTCCCAGTTGTTGTCATAGAGCGAGCCTCGCACCAGTTCACCTTCGCTGACATTCATGCCATACTGGCGATTGCCGGTGTTGAGGTTCGAGGTGATGGCGAGGTTGATGGCCTCGGTCGCTTGGTCGCTCAGCTCCTTGGACAGGTCGAAGTCCTTGGGCAGCTCCAGCGCCAGCCGGGAGGCCAGCATCAGCACGACGATATTAGCGAAGGTGGCGGTGAAGTCGGCCTCGGTGATGTCGAATGAGACATACTCAAGATCGCCGTCGATGTTCGAGAACAGCACTCCGTTATGCAACTGGAAAATGGGCCTGCCGTAAGCCATGGCGATCAGGCCGGACAACCCTCGGTAGTAGCTGACGCTCGATGTCCCGTTGACCAGTCCCATCCCGACCGGGAAGGCCATGTCTTCGGGTGTGGCGTAGGCATAGATCCACTCGGATGCGCGCTCGTTGGTGACGCCTACCAGTGCGCTGTGCTTGGTCGCCAGCCCCCAGTGATGCATCTCCAGCAGTCGGGCGACGATCGGCTTGTACCAGCGCTTGATGGCAGTCGCGTTGAGCCCCGGATCGTCGAGCGACGAGATCATCTTGCTCTCCGACACCATGCCCAGCGCCATGTTGGCGAGGCTCACATCGGAAGTCGTAATCTTGAAGGTCATGGTTCCTGCCTCTTCGAGCCTCTCTAACACTCAGGAGCGATAGAAGAAAGCCGTTACCTTGGGGCCTGAGCTTCCCCCGCCGCTAGGAGGCACACTGCCATAAGACAAGGTGGCCATCGACGGTTGGCCAGCATAACTGAACGTGCCGAGCCCGGCGGGCATGGTGGCAGTGATCCCGATCGTCGCGGCCTGCCCGGCGTAGGTGAAGGTGCCGACCGTGGCGGCCATGTCGTAAAGGCGAGTGAAGTTGGCGCTCTGCCCGGTGTAGCTGAACGAGCCCAGCGCGCCCGGCATCGAATAGGCTCGGGTCAGCAGGACCACTTGTCCTGTATATCCGAACGTCCCTAGTGCGCCTGCCATACGATAGGTGGCCGTCAGTTGCGCAACTTGTCCGGTGTAGCTGAAAGTGCCCAGCGCGCCCGCCATCGAGCGATTGAACAGCGCGGCCTGCCCTGTATAGCTGAACGTGCCTACCGCCGCCAGCAGTGTCGTCCTCAGCGTGGCTGCCTGCCCGGTAAAGCTGAATGTCCCGACAGCAGCAGTCATTGAGTAAGCGGTGGTGCCGCTTACCTCGTACATCAGGACTTCGACCTTGTCCGCCGTTAGAGGCAGCGAGCTGTCGAAATATAGCGTGCCGCTCGACGCTACGGTGCGGTCAGGGGACGCCTGTGCGGCACCGAGCGTTGCGCCTCGCCCATAGCCGAGCGTGCCGCCGATGCGCCATATCCACGCATAGGTGCTGTTAGCCAGTCCGGTAACGACATTGGTGCCGCTCTCCATGATGCTCAGCTGATCGGTGTTCGGGATGTAGACGAACGTATTATCAATGCTGGCATAGTCGTCGTCGGTCAGCGGATCGGAGTTGACGCCTACCGCTTGGCCCCAGCCCGAGACGCCCGGCGTGCCTTTGATCCTGAGAACGAAATCGCCAGTCGCCCCGGTCGACGAGACTGCTCCAGCATTATAGGTGGCGGTCGCACCGCTGGTCTTCTCGACATTGTAGACGCCAGACCCGAGATGGGTGATCGTCGTGTTGGTGTTGTTGACGATAGTCAGGATCGGCAACGCGGGGTTTGGAACGGTAAGCGTCGCTGGCTGGCCCGAATAGCTGAACGTGCCGACCGCCGCCGTCATCGACACAGGCAGCGGCTGCGGGACTAGCCAATACTTGTCGACTTTGCCGGTGAAGCTAAGTAGCCGCAGGCCGAACTCACCGCTGGTGGTGGGAGTGAAGCTGCCAGTGAAGGTTCCAGCCGCGCCTGCGGCGGCGGAAAAGACAGGC